ATGTATCAAGGAATGGAAGGCTGCATTCAAGAACATGATTGTCACTATTGGTAATCACGATGATAGAGTGCGCCGACTCGCAGGGGATGCTGGCATTCCCGACTTTTATATCAAGAGCTTCAATGAAATTTATAACACAAGTTGGCAATGGGTTAAGAACCATACTCTTGATAATGTGTTTTACTATCATGGTGTTGGGGGTGGCGGCTTGTATCCTGCTTTCAATACTGCTAAAGGTATGGGTATTTCTGTGGTTGCTGGTCATCACCACTCTTGCGCCGGAATTAACTGGCAAGTTAGCCCAATGCATTCGCTCTTTGGAATGAATGTGGGATGCGGCGTTGACCGCAAGCACCTTGCCATGAAGTATGGCGAAGACCATATTAAGAAACCTGTTATTAGTTGCGGCGTTGTCATTGATGGCAAACCGTATATTGAAATGATGAGTCTTTAAGTTAGCCCTATGGTTGGGGCTACAGATATATCTGTATATCAGAAAGGAGAAAGAAATTATGAGTACTGAAACCGAAACAATTAATGGCACTGTTACTCCCGCACAGGAAATGGTTCCTGCTATCCGTAGCGATAGCGTAGTTGCGTACCTCAGCGGACTTGCTTCCGGGCTGAGTGCTATTGTTAACGATCTCAACATGCAAGTGAATCAGATCACTAGCGAAATGAACAAGGACAAGACCACTAATGGTTAATAAGAAGATGAAGAAGATGCCTCAGTTTGTGACTGAGGTTGCTGAGGTTAAGTGGAGCAATCTCCTCAAGCCGGATACGGCATTTGGTGAGGCTTCTGCTAACCACAACATTACGATCCTTCTTGACAAGACTCTTGAGAAGAAGCTTGCTGAGCTGCTCAAGCAGTCTGGTGCTAAGAAGATCAATGGTATCATGGAGAAGGATGGAGTCAAGACATTCAAGGCTAAGAGCCGTGTATATGTTGAGCAGGGCAAGTTCCCTTGCGTTGACTCTGCTGCACAGGAAACTGATGCGGTTCCTTTTGGCGGTGACAAGGTTCGTCTGAAGCTTGCTCCCGCTGTTGTCGCCCGTGATAACAGCCTATCTGTTTACCTAAATGGTATTCAGATTGTTGAGAAGAATGCCAACAATGTAACTGGATCTACTGGCGGTGGCTTTAGTGCTGTCGATGGTGGTTTTGTTGGCGCAGCCGCCCCAAAGTCTGCGCCCGAAGTCGAAGAGACTGAGGACGAAGACCTTCCATTCTAATTGAACTGGAAGTTTAATATCAATCCCGTGGCTGCTTCAAGACCACGGGTTGGTAAATGGGGTGCTTACTATACAGGAACATACAAAGAGTTCAGAGAAAAAGCTGCTGAAATTGTATGGGATACCATTGGTACAAGCTGGCAACCACTAGAGGGTGAGCTATCTGTGACAATGGAGTTATATGTAAAGCGTCCAAAGACCACTGAAAGAGAGTGGCCGAAGGCAGACATTGACAACTTTGCCAAGGCTGTTCTTGATACAATGAATGGAAAGATCTGGAAGGATGACTCTCAGATAACTTCCCTTTATGTAGCAAAGCAGTGGGCTGGTAAGGGTGAAGACGGTTACTTCACTCTTGAAGTATCGAACTAAAAGGGAAGGGGAGAAATCCCCTTTCCTTTTTTCCAAAGGAGAACAATGTACGAAAAGATTACAGTTGAGTTGATCGACAAGATGGGCAACGACAACACAGTTGTTGATGCTGCGCGTGTGTCGTTTAATAAAAAAGCTACTAATTATACTTCATCTCAGAATGAAAGATTAATTAAGTATTTGGCTGAGCATAATCACTGGAGTCCTTTCGCACATTGCACACTTCAGTTTAGAATTAAGGCTCCGATCTTTGTTGCACGGCAGTTGCAGAAGCATCAGGTTGGCTTTGCTTGGAATGAAGTCAGCCGCCGATATGTAGACTACGAGCCTACTTTCTGGTCGCCAGACAATCAATGGCGCAGTCGTGCTGAAAACAAGAAGCAAGGTTCATCTGATGATCTAGTCAGAGATAATCTTGAAGCACAAGAACATTATAACGATGCTGTTCGTTATGTGTATCAGACCTATGAGTTATTGCTTGCTTGTGGTGTTTGCCCAGAGCAAGCCAGATCTATCTTGCCGCAGTCTATGATGACTGAGTGGTATTGGACAGGCTCACTCTACGGGTTTGCCCGTGTATGTAAGTTGCGTCTTGATCCCCACGCTCAGGCTGAGTGTCGGGAAGTAGCCAAATGGATCAATGACTTTTGTGCTAATGAATTCCCGATGTCTTGGAAGGCTTTGAATGGAACGCTGGCTTGAACTTGCGAAGCATATCGCATCGACTGTCGATAGAGATAGAGCGCATATCTCTCTTATTGTTAGAAAGAATCGACTCATCTCCGTTGGTACAAACAACTGGAAGACTCATCCTAAGACTGCTGAGTATGGGTATATGTATCCCTATCTACATTCGGAACTTGATGCTTATCGGAAGATCAAGATACCGCTTGATAGACTGACTCTTCTTAACTTTAGGATAAGCAAGACAGGAAAGCTTGGTATGTCCAGACCTTGTAGGTACTGCATGCCGTGGTGTTCTGAAATCTTTGATCGCATTGTTTTTTCCAATGACAAGGGAGAGTTTGAGGTTGGATGAGAATTTAATCGAACAGCTCAATCAAGAAATAAAAGAACTAAAAGAATTATTAATGCAAGCCCGTAGAGAAATCATAGCGTATGATGCAATACATGGACGCAAGCCGATCATTGATTGCATTAAAGAACGCGGATGGGTTGAACTACTTAAGGAGACTACCAATGTCAAAAAATAAACCGTGGTTAAAAGCGCGTAAGCGTGGTGGCGATGCTGGTAAGGGGGATCGTTATCGCCCTGTTGATCGTGAACAATACGAAAAAAACTATGATGCTATTTTTAAAGCTCTAGATCGTATTAATGATAAGTTTGACAAAGCCCTAGAAAAGCTAGCCGATGATGAAAATAAAAACACTAAACGAGATTGAGGAGATGGTATATGATCTTGCAGCACTTAGCTACAAGGTTGGTCGTGTTGAGACTGATGGTACTACGACTCAAAACAAATATGATAAACTGGTTGAACAGCGTGACAATCTAAGAACTGAGATTGCTCTTGCTTTCAAATTTTATAAGCACTCTCAACCAACCGAACTAGGTTGGGGAAAAGGTAAAGACGAATGAGCGATGAGATTGTTGAGACTGATGAGTGGTTGCAAATGCATTTCCCTGTTGGCTCTGGTCCTAGCATTATTGCTGGTGGTGACTGCCACATTTCACGGGATCATTACATGACTATTGAGTTTCCTAAAGACTCAGACAATGCATTTTTTGTTATCAAGTCAACCCCAGATTATCGTGAGGGTTTGCGTGGTGTTGATGAAGGGACTGTCGTTTCTTTTAGCATCTCACGCGAACTTCTTCTAAAGATTGTTCGCACTATTAAAGTAAGTAACCACACTCAATACAATGATGATGTTTGTGAGTGGTGAGGAAATGAATGGGCTTCTACCAAAAGAAAACCGAATGTCCCCGATGCGCCTCGCATGGTGAAGACCGTAGTGGAGATAACCTCGCCGTCTACGATGACCATGTGTACTGTTTCAAATGTGGATACCACAAGAATACAAAAGGAAAAGAGATGAGCGATGTTATCACTACACCAGAAGTTAAAGACTTCAAGCCAATCACTGGCTCTTACATTGATCTTAATGATCGGGGTATTACGGAAAAGACTTGCCGACTATATGGCTATCAGGTAGCCAAAGTTAATGGCAAGGAAGTCCATGTAGCAAACTACTATCAGAATGGAGAGCTGGTTGGTCAGCATCTCCGTGGTCCTAACAAGCAGTTTGCTTGGAAGGGAACAGCAAAGAACGCTGAACTTTATGGTCAGAATCTTTGGAAGTCTGGTGGTAAGCGACTCGTCATTACTGAAGGCGAGATCGACTGCATGACTGTGAATCAAGTTCTTGGTGGTACTTGGCCTGTAGTTTCCATTCCGAATGGAGCACAATCAGCAGCTAAGTCTATCAAGGATAACCTTGAGTTTATCAATTCTTATGCCGAAGTAGTTATCTGCTTTGACATGGATGAGCCGGGAACCAAGGCTGCTATGGAGGTTGCTGAATTGCTTCCTCCGGGCAAGTGCAAGATTGCAAAGCTTCCATACAAGGATGCCAATGAGTGTCTGGTTAATGCACACACCAAGCAATTGGTGTCCTGCATTTGGGAAGCGCAGCAATACTCACCTGATGAGATCTTGCATATCTCTAAAGTTGTCGATGCGACCGAGGCAGTAACCAATAACCGAGTGTATCCCTTCCCCTATGATGGGCTATCAGAGTTCCTGATTGGTCAGCGTAGTGGGGAGATTACTCTCTGGTGTTCTGGTACTGGTTCAGGTAAGTCCACTATCCTCCGCGAACTAATGCACCACCATCTTGTTGAGGGTCGTAGCGTTGGTTGCATCATGCTTGAGGAGTCTCCGCAGGAGACAATGGATGACATGATTAGCTTGCTGTTGAACAAGCCTGTTCGTGCTATCCGTGCTTGTCGCATGATGAATGAGTTGCGTGTGGCTATGGGCAAGAAGCCAATCAATATGGCAATACTTGATGACTTGACTGATGAAGAGTATGCTGCTGCAAAGAATCAACTTTGCCAGACTAACTTCTATATCTACGATCATCTTGGTAATAATGCCATGCAGAATCTTCTTGCTCGTATGGAGTTCATGGCTGTGTCTCTCAAGGTTGATGTCATTGTTCTTGATCACATTACCGCAGCAGCGGCTGGTCTTATGAGCATGGCTGATAAAGACATTGAGGGTGGTGGTTCAGAGCGAATCATCATCGACACTCTAATGAAAGAACTGAGAGCTTTGGCTGTGCGTACTGGTGTTCATATTGACATCGTATCTCAGCTGAAGAAGTCAGAGAAAGCATATGAGGAAGGCGACCGCATTACACTGCAAGATCTGCGTGGCTCTGGTGCTTTGGCATCAGTACCCAATACAGTCATTGCACTTGAGCGAGATCGTCAGAACACAGATGAGAAGGTTGCCAATACTACGATTGTGCGAGTATTGAAGAATCGTTTGACGGGTCGTGCAGGAATTGCATCGACTCTCTATTATGACCATACTACTGGTCGATTGAAGGAGATTGGGTTTGCACTTGCTGAGGATGGCTCAGTGGTGTTTGAACCAGAACAACAGGAGGTCTAATGAAAGTCTGTACTCTAGACATTGAAGGCAACGGATTGGGTGAGCTTGTTCTTGACGGCAAGGGTAAGCCTTATACCGAAGCAACCAAGGTTCTATGTGCTGCGACCAAGGTTACAGATGAGGAACCAAGACTGTGGCTAGAGCATGAGATGAAAGACCTAGTTCAATACCTACACCAGTTTGATGTGATCATTGGTCACAACATACTTGGCTATGACTTTCCCGTAATGCGTAGGTT